CGGCTCTTATCAGTCCAAAGATAAGCCTGAGATCGATGGCGACTTGATGCCAGAAGCGCATCTCGAGCAGGAACTAGCCGAACATGTTGCACACATGGATGCCCCAGATTCTCATGTTGAACATCCTGTAATGAACCAAATGGGCGCTGAAGATGAAGGCGCCGGCGATATGGATATGATTCATCCAATGGTCATGAAGATCGTCATGGGCCGAGCTAAGGGTTATTCCCAGGGCGGCAAAGTCGCCAATGAAGACCAAGGTGAATCCGCTAGCGTTCCTGATGAGATGGCTAAAGATAAACCAAATGAGTTCGATGATTTAGCTCTCAGAGATGATCTTGAATTCAAAGCAACTGGCGCAAATGAAGGCGATGAAGATGGCGATGCGGCAGAGGACCATGACCGCGCTGACATTATCGCTCGAGTTCTTAAGTCCAGAGCTAAGCGCGATAAGATGGCCGTTCCTGGCGAAGGTAAGAGCTACGGCAAAGGGAAGTAATTCCTGTGATCAACAATCTGAATGAACTTCAAAAGCTATTGAAACTCTTGCGTAAGCAAGGTGTTCAAGAGTTTAAGATGGGTGGCATTGAGCTTAAGCTAGGTGATTTACCTGTCGAGCGCCAAGCCGTTGTTGAGGATGAAATTCCAGAAGATCCATACGCTAACTTCCCAACTGGGATGCTGACTGAAGCCCAAGCGATGCACTATGCGATGGGTGGCGTTCCTGAAAATGATCCCGAGCTTGTAGGTAAACAATGAAGATCAGCAAGCCATATAAGCCTAAAGAAAACGCTGTTCAGCGAAAGATCATGAAAACTAAGTCTAACTCTGAGTTAGACGGGGCTTCGATTTTAGCTGAGTGGTGGAAGGCTGACGATGAGATTAAGCTTGCTCAAGAACTTTGCGGGACTGCTGCCTATTTAAAAACCAACCAAACTTATCGTATTCGTCAGCGCGCTGTTGACATTCGGATGTATTGCGGACTTTCTGTTTATTCTTATGCTGGTTCTAATGTCAGCAAGATGGATAGGACTAAAACCCTTCCAGATGATCGGCCTACCTTTAATCTTATTCAAGCTTGCACAGACACTCTTGTTTCTCGTCTTTCTCAGAATCGTCCTGAGCCCAAGTTCTTAACTGACGGCGGAGATTACAAGCAACGTCACCTTGCCCAAAGACTCAACCAATTCATCATGGGCGAGTTCTATCAGACCAAGTATTACGATAAGGCCGTCCAGATGCTTAGGGATTGCCTTGTAATGGGCACGGGCTGTCTTAAGGTCTATGAGGGTCACGACAATAAGGTTGCTGTTGACCGAGTCATGATTACTGATCTATACGTGGATGAAAATGACGCGATTAATGGTGAGCCCCAAAGCCTTATCCAAGTTAAGCTTATGGATCGTGATAAGCTCATTGCTAATAGCGATAAAGCTGCTCAACTGATTATTGCTGCCGCTCCTAACTCCGTTCCTGATCAGTCTCCTGATAGTGGAAGGACTACATCGGACCAAGTCATGGTCGTTGAAGGATGGAAGCTTCCATCTGGGCCCGATCCCGAAGCGCCTGGATATGTTCCTGGACGCCACACACTCGCTCTCCAAAGCGGAATAATTTACGACGAGGAGTGGAATAAGCCCAAGTTCCCATTTGTATTCATGAACTACTCGGACCCATTCCTTGGGTTCTTTGGCCAAGGCTTGGCAACACAGCTCTTTGGCACCCAGATGGGTTTGAACCGTATTCTTTATACGATTGCTCGAGCTATCACACTTGTTGGCGTTCCCCGTATCTTTATTGAACAGAACTCTAAGGTCGTTAAGGCTCATCAGAACAATGAAATCGGCGTGATCATTACCTATTCTGGGGTTAAGCCCTCTTATGAGGTTGCGCCATGTAATGCCCCAGAGCTTTATGCTGAGCGCGATAAGCTGATTCAGTATGGCTTTCAACAAACTGGCGTGTCTGCAATGCAGGCGACCTCTCAAAAGCCAGAAGGCCTTAACTCGGGCGCTGCCATTCGCTCTTACGACGATATTGCCACAGACCGCTTCGCCGCTATCTCGAAGAAATACGACAATATCTTCGTAGACGGGGCTTATCTGATCGCCGAAACCGCTAAAGATATCGCAGAGCGCGAAGGTAAGTATCAGACGGTTTATCCTAATAAAGACGGAACTAAAGAGATTGATCTGCCTGCAATGAAGTTTCTGAAGGATCCTTTCGTTATCCAATGCTTTACCGAAAGCGCGCTTCCACGTACTCCTGCCGGCCGTATTCAGACGGTTACTGAGCTTGTCCAGGCGGGTATTCTTACAATTAAAGAAGGTGCACGTTTGATGCGCTTTCCGGATCTTGAACAGAATGAACGCTTGGACAACGCGTCTGAAGAGCGGATCTATCAACAACTTGATTCAATCGTTGAGGACGGAAAATACATTGAGCCCGATGTGTTCTTAGATTTGAACTTGGCTCAACAAATCGTTGTCAAATACCTGAATCTGTATTTAGCTTGTAAGCTTGAAGAGACTAAAGCCGACATGCTGCGTGATTACTTCAAGCAAGTGCAGGCATTAATGCAAGCCGCAATGCCCCCCGCTCCTGCTCCAGTTCCGCAAGCCAATCCTCAGCCTCTACCTCAATCGCCTTTAGTGCCAAACGCAGTAGGTCAACCAGCTGCTTAACGTCTCGGAAGTTACCGAGGAAGGAAATATATGAAGATCAGCGCAATGCCTGCAGGTGCGGGCGGAAATCCAGGAACAGACTTAGGTAATATCAACGTAGGTCAAACGGCAGATGCCGGAAAACTTGCGGCAGCCAAGGCAATCGCCTCAGGTGAAGAACCAACGAGAGAAGAAAAGCAGGATCCAGTCGAACGCGCCCGCGATGTGCGCAAGATTGTGATGAAAACTAATTACTCCACTAATCGTGACGACGCTTTGGTTGTTCCAGAGGCTCCGGTTGAAGTGGCTCCTGAGGCCCCTAGCACCACTACAGACGTAGGTGGACAACCTAATGTAGCTGCGGAGTCAACCCAGTACATTACTCCAGAACGTGCCGCCATCGCTAAGCAAAGGCGGGCTCTCCAAGTTAAAGAGAGAGAATTAGCAGAACGTGAAGCCAAGATTGCTCAGCCTCCGGAAGGTGAGTTTATCTCCAAGGCCGATCTGCTCGCTAATCCACTGAAGATTTTTGACGCCGGTCTAACTTATGACCAACTCACGGAAGCAATTCTAGCAAATCAAAGCGGTGTTACTCCTGAAGTAAAAGCACTGAGAGACGAACTTGAGGCCCTTAAAAAAGGTGTGGATGAAAGGTTCGTTACTCAAGAGCAAATTCAAGAGGAATCTGCTTTGAATCAAATTGCAGATGATATGGAATCTCTCGCAAAGAGTTCCGATCAGTATGAAATGTTTCTCGGGAGAAATGGTCTACAGCGCGCACTCAATAAAGTCTATTCCCACTATAAAAAGACAGGACAAGTCCTGGATAATAAAGCGGTGATGGATCAAGTTGAGAATGAGCTACTAGATGAGGCCATTAAGTTAGCTAAGTTCAAAAAGGTTATGAGCAAACTTGCTCCCGAGCCCGTCCAAGCTCAGCCGCAGTCACAAGGCAAACAAATGAAAACATTAACAAGCCGCGACGGTGCATCAATTCCTTTGGATCGAAGATCCAGAGCAATTGCAGCTATGCGCGGTACACTGAGGAAGTAGCTTAAACGCGCTTCCTCTTAACAAAGGAAGCAAAAATGGCTGTTTCTCCAGTCTATGCAAACTCTTCCAACCAGATTGCTGCGTTGAAAGAGCTTTACACGGACGATAAAGACTACATGAAGAACATCGTGTATGCCAAGAACCCTTGGCTCGCGATGATTCCGAAAAACGAATCCCCGGACGGTTTCGCAGGTAAGTATATTCCTGTGCCGCTCGAGTATTCCAATCCTGCTGGCCGTGCGCACGTATTTGCGAACGCACAAAATCAGCAAACCGCAACGAGCGTTGTGTCCTATTTCGTTTATGCGATTCAGGATTATCAACTCGTTACCATCACCAACTTGTTGATGGAGCAAACCAAGACAAATGCTGGCGCGTTTGTTGATGAAGCAAGCCGTACGCTTGATAATGGTTTCCGTAACATTTCGAACAACATGGCGTTTGAATTGTTTTCGGGCGGTACCGCTTCTCGCGGTGTCATTAGCTCTGCTGGCGTTTCCTATTCTGCTCCGACTCTGACCTTCACCTTGGCTAACGGCCAGGCTGTTGTTCAGTTCGAAGTTGGAATGGTTCTTCAAGCTTCGGCTACCGACGGTGGTGCTGCACTTCAAAACACTCCTGGTACCATTGATGCGATCCAGATTACTGCGGTTAACCGTGGAACTGGCGTCATCTCTGGAACCGTTGTTCAAGGTGCACCGCAAACCTCTTGGGGTGCTGGCGACTATCTCCAAGTGCTTGGTGATATCGGTATCGGTGGTGCTTCGACCATTGCAGGCCTATTGGGCTTGTCTGGCTTAGCTGCATGGATTCCGGTTGTGGATCCGCCGTCGAACGATAACTTCTGGGGAGTTAACCGCTCTGCAGACGTGACCCGTTTGGGCGGTCTCCGTTACAATGCACAAGCTCAGTCTATCGCTGAAGGATTGACTTCTGCTCTTGCATTGGCAAACCGAGAAGGTGCTGCTCCTGACTTGATCATCATTGACTTTGTTAGCTACGCTACGCTGATCAATGAATTGGGCGCTAAAGTCCAATACGTTCAACTTGAGCATGACGAAGTGCCGGTGGCATTTGAAGCAATTCATTTCCACAGCGCTTATGGCAAGATTCCGGTGCTGGCTGATCGCTCGCAACCGGCTCAATCTGCAAACGTATTGACTGTTGATACGTTCAAGCTTCGCACGCTTGGCAAGGCTCCCCATATCCTTACTTACGGTATGGAAGGCCTTGAAGGTCTGCGTGTTGGTAACGCTGACGCCCTGGAAATCCGCATTGCTTATTACGGCAATGTGATTTGCTCGGCTCCTGGTTACAACATGAATGTTCAGCTCAGTGCTTAAAACGTACTGAATTGTTGGGGGTGGGGCTCCTGATCGGCCCCACCCCTTTTTATTAGCACCAAAACAGACACATACGAGGCAAGCCCAAGCTTGCGTACTAGCGGTCCAGGTGCCCGGTGCCGGATCGAGAGCAATTACCGGGCCTAAAGGAATAACTCATGTCTGTTTTTCGCGGTGGTAAGAACAAAGGTCTTCACTATTCTAACCTTACTCAGCCAATCCTCATTAACTGCAACTTTGTTGTCGATAGTTCTAATGGCAATGGTCTTGGCATTCGATCTTTGAAGTCCAATGGTTGGATTCGCAACGTATTCATGCACACTTCTGCAACACCCGGAAGCAATAACGGCGCATTGAATCCTAATCCTGCTGCTGGCTATGCCCTGATTCAATTCAAGCAAAATTTTAATATCTATCTTGGTGGTTTCTCTGGTTTTGTTAGCCAACTCTCTGGAAGTAACATCAACATCAGCTCTGGTCTTACTGTAGGCAATCCTTATGTGATTACTTCGGTTGGAACCTCGAGCGCTGCTAACTGGCAAGCCGTTGGCCTTCCGATGGGTCTAGTCCCGACTGTAGGACAAAGTTTTATCGCTACTAGTTCCGCTGCGGGGGTTGGCACTGGCGTTGTTCAGGCTCCTGCTGCTGCAGGATCTGGAATTCAAGTTGTTGACGTGATCGGCGATCCGAACCAAGAAATCAATAACGCCAGTATTGCTGCTAATGGTGGCGCTTATGTTCTGGTTCGATTCCTTGCTGCTACCAGCTCGAGCGTTACTACTCTTGTTGCAACGGCTCCTGCTAACAACTCGGTAGTCGGAATGACCTTCTACTTTGATCAAAGCTCTGCTGATCCGATCATGGTTGCTGGAGACCCTAGCAGCGTTAACTGATCTTAAATAAGGGGTTGGTTTTATGCCTACCGTACTTCCTTATCAGCCTCAGAATTTAGTTGCTGAGCAAGCTGATGGAAACATCTTGCTTACCTGGCAAGGAAGCCTGGGCGCTACGTCTTATCAGATTCAGCGATCCACGGATGGAGTTAATTTCGTTGACTACGCAACCACTGGAGTTACTACACAGTTTGTCGACTCGCTGCCTGGAGTAGGTATTATGTACTACTACCAGGTGGCGGGCGTTAATCTGTCTGGAACTGGGCCTTACAGCTCAGTCACACAGATGGTCGCTGCTCCCCCCAGTGAAATGAGTCTTTTTGAATTAAGGCTTCGTTCACAACAAACTGCAGACCGTGTGAATTCCGGTTTCGTTACAAACAGTGAGTGGAATGCGTTCATTCGTTTGGCAATGTATGAGCTTTATGATTTGCTCATGACCACGTATGAAGATTACTTTGCTCAGAATTATGTCGCAATTCAAACCAATGGAACCACGGCAAATTATCCTTTGCCTGATGGGGTTACAAATTATTTGGGCGGCAACTATAGTGGTATTTCTGGCGTTCCTGCACAAGCATTTTACAAGTTAGCTGGTGTCGATCTTAACGTAAATACAAGTACAGTTACTCCATCTCGGGTAAGTCTTCTTAGATTTGATTTCATTAAAAGGAATCAATATGTTTATCCCAACAGCACCAGCACAATTTATGGTGTGTACAACATGCGTTATCGTCTTATGGGGAATAATATCAATATCATTCCCACTCCTGCCGGATCACAGACACTCATTCTCTGGTACTCTCCTAAGCTTCCAGGCTTGTTGAAAGACACGGATTTAACCACGCTCGGTACTTCTGGATGGTTACGCTATCCAATAGTTAGAGCCGCCAAATACGCGATCGACAAAGAGCAAGAGGGCGCAAACACGGACAAGCTGGATCAAGAGCTTTTGTTTCTTAAAACAAGGATTGAACAAGCCGCAAGCAATCGTGATGCTGGTATCCCAGATACTATTTCTGAGACACGCCAAGATCCTGTTTATGGGGGCACTGGGTTTGCTGGTGGCTCGGCGAACGGTGGTTGGTGATGCAGCTTCCTTGGGGCTTGAGCCTATCTCAGATGCAGACGAAATGGGCTTCTATCATCAATCCGTTTCTTGCAAACAAGTCACTTCAATCCAACATTCTACCGGGCGTAAAGTTGGTTGCTGGACTCAATGTAGTCAATACTGGATTGGGACGCGCTCTGATCGGTTGGCGGACTATTAGAATCGATGCTGCTTCCACAATTTACGATGAGCAGAGCCAAAATACGACTCCTTCACTTACTCTTTTGTTGAACAGTTCTGCGCCCTGCATGGTGTCGCTGGAGGTCTTCTAATGGCTGATTACACGACTAGCCCAAATATGGGTCTGTCTATCCCTTCAGTGGGCACAGATCCAAGTCCGGATTGGGCCAACAATATCAATGCGAGTCTGACTGTAATCGATCAACACAATCACTCATCTGGTGAGGGTGTCCAAATTACTCCAGATGGGATGAATATCAATGTTGATCTTGCATTCAATGACAACAATGCAACCGAACTCAGAAGTGTAAGATTTCAATCTCAATCGCTGAATCTATCTGGCGCTCAAGATCTTGATTGTCTTTATGTTGTCGGTGTTGATCTTTGGTATAACGACGGAAACGGTAACCAAGTTCAGATTTCCAAAAATGGTGGAATCAACGCCACAAGCTCAAGCATTTCAAGCGGGACGGCAACCGCAGGATTCGTTGCCGGTACTCTTGTTGTAGATCAAGCTGCGAACACCCCCGGAAATATTGAAGGCGGATCAATTCTAATCGGGAATAATGTTGCCAACAGTAAATTTGTTACGCTGGCCCCGACCGGCATCCTTTCGTTAAACTATCAACTGAGCCTGCCTTTGCTTCCTGCGCAGCAGTCATTCATGACTCTGGATCAGTTTGGAAATATGGCCGCGCCATGGACTGTTGATGGAACCTCTATCATCATTTCAAGCAATCAATTGTCCGTGAATCCTGCCGGGATTGTTCAGATTAATAATAATTATCAAGTATATGAATTCAAATTGAATGGTCCTTACTCCGTAACTGTCCCCAGTTTTCCTCTTACCGAAATTGATGGCTATGGTATGTTTGATTTCAATGCAACTATCATTGCGGTTTGGATTTATAACGATGTGGCTGGATCGGCTGGTACAACCCAGTTTGATATCAAGGTTGGTGGTTCCGGCGGATCGTTTACGTCGATTCTAAGCACAGTTGGTAGCATTGATTCAACCGCCGCCGCTGGCGTTTGGACCGATTCGAATTCGGCGGTAGGGGCACAGACTGGTGTTGTAAAGCCAGTTGTAGCCACGACTAATATTAACGCAGGTCAAGCCATCAGGTTTGACGTATTAAGCGCAATGACCGGAGCAAATGACTGCGGAGCCATTGTGCACTTTATACCGAGGTAATCATGTCAACTCCAGTAAATACTAAATCAAGCACTAATGTGGTGGGCGGCTTTGCAGGAACAACATCTGCTGGCGTTAGCGCCGCCATTTTCACTACCGCCTCCAATCAATTTGCAGTCATTAGCTACGTGAGCGGAAACATCAATATTGGCGGTGGTGGTGGCGCTGGCATTACCAGTTTAACTGGCGGAACCGTCTATGTGCCACCAAACACTCCTGTGAGCAACAATCAACCTAGCACTAGCGTAATTGTTTACGCTCTGTTTCAGAATACCTAAGAATACAAGTAATGCTGCAGAAGCAGGCCGTTCCGATTAATTTCGCTCAGGGTCTCGATACCAAGACCGATCCAAAGCAAGTCACTTTGGGTAAGTTTTTGGTACTTGAAAACTCGATTTTTACTAAGGGCGGCCTGCTTCAAAAAAGAAATGGCTATCAAGAGCTTGCATCTCTTCCTAATGCGTCCTCAACTTATCTAACCACTTTCAATGGCAATCTGACTGCGGTTGGCCAGTCTATTTATGCATACAACGAGGGTAATGAGACGTGGGTTTCTCGCGGAAATGTTTCGCCCATTCAGCTATCGACTCTTCCTCTAATTAGAAACAGCATCAATCAAATCCAGGCCGATGCGGCAATTGCTAGCAACGGTCTTGTCTGTACTGCATATTCTGAAATCAACAACGGCATTACCGAATATAAGTATGCAGTTGCAGACTCCGTTACTGGCCAAAATATTATTGCTCCGACTTTGCTGCCTGCTAATGGCGGCGTTGTATCGGGAAGCCCAAGAGTGTTTGTGCTTGGGGTTTATTTCATTGTAGTTTTCACCAATGACTTTGGTGGCTCTTATCATCTTCAGTTCATCGCAATTTCCATAAACAACCCCACCCTTGTAACCCCTGCAAATGATGTTGCTGTGAACTACGATCCAACAAATGCCCTTTCCTGGGATGGCGCTGTAGCAAATAAAAATCTGTACATCGCATATGGAACAACAAGCGGAGGAACATCGGTTCAAGTAAAGTTCATTACGAACTTTCTGGCTGTTTCAAGCGCCGCTACATTTACTGGCCATCAAGCAAGCATTCTGTCGATGACTATAGATTATGCGAATACCACGATTTACGTGAGCTTTTACGGCTCTGGATCTTCAGCTGGATACACGTTTGCAATTACCTACATGATGGCGCAGATCTTCGCGCCTGTAGAAATGATTACATCAGGAACCGTGGTTAACATCGCCTCAGCCGCTCAAAATGGGGTGTGTACGGTTTATTATGAAGTAGCCAATGGGTATGGATATGATCCATCTATTCCAACGCATTATGTGAATTCCGTCACTGTCAGTGATGTCGGTGTAGTTGGCCCAACCGTTACGGCCGTTCGAAGCGTAGGTCTTGCGTCGAAGGCTTTCATTGTTAATGGGATTGAATATTTCTTAGCCGCCTATCAAAGTCCTTATCAAAACACATATTTTCTGATGAATGGAGCGAGTACTGAAGCGATGCCCATTGTTGTGGCTAAGCTTGCATATGAAAACGGTGGGGGATATCTCACGCTAGGACTTCCGTCGGTTAACGTGGATGGAGATGAAGCACAGATTGCTTATCTGTATAAGGACTTGGTTGAGGCTTTATCGACCAACAGTAATACTCAACAGACCACGACGGGCGGAATTTATAGTCAGACAGGTATCAATCTTGTTTCGCTCATTTTTAGCTCTCAAAAAGTGGATACGGCAGAAATTGGATCTAATCTTCAAATGGCGGGCGGGTTCTTATGGAATTACGATGGGTATTTGCCCGTTGAAAACGACTTTTTTCTTTGGCCCGATAGTGTTGAGGCGACGTGGAGCGCTACTGGCGGAAGCATGGCGGCTCAGCCCGATGGTGCAACCAACACTGATGCTTACTATTATCAAGTCACCTATGAGTGGGCTGATAATCAGGGAAACATTTACCGCTCAGCTCCATCTATACCCGTCGCAGTCACGACAACTGGGACAGGAACAGCCGGAAGCGTAACCCTTTATATTCCATATCTTAGATTAACTTATAAAATCGCTAATCCCTTAAAGATCGTGATTTACCGATGGAGTGTTGAGCATCAGACGTATTATCAGGTGACTTCCATTACACATGCGCAGCTTAATTCCACGACAACTGATTATTTAACTTATGTGGATACGCTCGCAGACGCCTCAATCGTTGGAAACAACATTATTTATACGACTGGTGGCGTGATCGAAAACGTGAATGGTCCGGCTAGCAACATCTTAGCCCTTTTTGACGATAGGCTCTGGATGGTGGATGCCGAAGATCAAAACCTTCTCTGGTATTCCAAGCAAGTCATTGAAGCAACGCCTGTTGAGATGAGCGATCTTTTGACGTTTTACATCGCTCCTTCTACTGGATCGCAGGGCAACACCGGACCAGTTACCGCGCTTGCTCCAATGGACGACAAGCTTCTCATTTGGAAAGCGTCTGGAGCCATCTATTACATCAATGGCACCGGGCCAGACAACACGGGCGCAAACAGTCAGTACAGTCAGCCCATTTTCATTACGTCCGCTGTTGGGTGTACAAATCAAAACAGCATCGTTATTACGCCTCAAGGTGTCATGTTTCAAAGTGATAAAGGTATCTGGATCATTGGGCGTGATTTATCCACGAATTACATCGGCGCACCCGTCGAACAATTTAACTCAAGTCTCGTTAATAGCGCGGTTCTTGTGCCGGCAACCAACCAGGTAAGATTCACTCTGAGCACGGGCCAAACCCTGATGTACGATTACTATTATGGTCAATGGGGCACATTTGTTAATGTCCCGGCTGTCTCTAGCTGTATTTATCAAGATCTTCACACATTTTTGAACGCTGAGGGCTCTGTTTTTCAGGAAACACCAGGCGTTTATCTAGACGGTTCGAGCCCAGTTCTTATGAACTTCACTACGTCCTGGATTCAGCTGGGCGGCCTGCAAGGTTACCAGCGTGCTTACTGGGTTTATCTCTTGGGTCAATACTATAGTCCGCATAAGCTCAACATGCAGATTGCCTATGACTACAATCCGAGCCCAGTTCAGGCCACATTAGTGAGCCCCACTAATTACGGACCTCTTTATGGTTCGCCTGAGATGCCGGTTTATGGTCAGTTAAGTCCCTATGGCGGCGGATCCAGTGATACTGGCGCCCCTGCTGCTGTTGAGCAAGGCCGGGTGTTCTTAAATAAGATGCGCTGCACTTCTTTTCAGGTCAGCGTGAGCGAACTCTATGATCCATCATTTGGGATTGGGGCTGGCGCTGGACTTACGCTGTCTGGTCTAAATCTTGTGGTCGCGGTGAAGAAAGGCTGGCGTCCTCAGCCTGCCGCAACGTCTTACGGCTCACCTTCTTAGCCCCATTTCCGACATATGCGAGCGTCTGCTGATACCGGCTCAAAACTTGGGGCACACCTATGTCTCTTTATGCTAAATATTTGACCGAACGCACTAACGACCGGATCTTAGAGACCGGGCATGGGTTTGCGACTTATCGGATTATCCCGGAGCAGAAGGCAGTCTACATTATCGACATTTTTGTTGAGTCTGACTTTAGAAAAGCTGGAACAGCGACACAGATGCTCGATGAGATCTCAAAAATAGCCAAAAAAGAGGGCTGTGCCAAGTTGATGGGCTGTGTTGTCCCGAGTGCTAAAAACAGTACCGAAAGTTTAAGACTTCCTCTCTCTTACGGGATGAAGCTTGCGTCCGCTGGTGTTGATTTCGTATTATTTGAAAGGGAAATCTGATGGGTTCGTTACCTGGACTTGCAGGATTGGGCGGTGGAGCCGGCGGGACTGGCTTTGCAGGCCCCCAATCCGCTAATATTATAGCTCCTACAAACTCACAGCAAGTTCAACAAGCCTACACCGGGGTTCAGGGCGGTCTAACCTCTCAGCAACAGCTTTTACAGGCCCTGCAGGCTCAACAGGGCGTTCAGAATCAATCTCAGGTTTATGGTCAACTTCAGGGCATCGCAAGCGGTGCTGTAAATCCTGCTCAAGCTCAATTTAATCAAAACACTGCCGCAAACGTAGCTAACCAAGCTGCGCTTATGGCCGGTCAACGCGGTGCTGGTTCCAATGTGGGATTAATCGCCCGTCAAGCCGCGCAACAAGGCGCTGCGACTCAGCAACAAGCCGTTGGACAAGAGGCAGCTCAACAAGCACAGAATCAAGTCGCGGCAATTCAGGGTGCAGGTCAACTTGCTACGACTCAAGCAGGTCAGCAAATTGGCCAAACCAATGCCAATGTGCAGGCTCAGCAATCGGAGCAGGGACAGCTTCTTAACGCGCTTCAGGGCTACAATACGAACCAAGTTGCGATGCAATCCAACATCAATAATGCGAACGCCGGACTTGCTGGCACAATGTTACAGGGTCAACAGGGTCTTATCGGTGGAGCTCTTGGATCGGCTGGACTTGCTGGATTTAGCATGGCCGCCGGCGGTGAGGTTCCACAAAAGATGGCTGATGGCGGATATTCCGGTGGCCAACCCTTCGGTGGTAGCGGTGGTTCCCCCTCATTTGGTCAATTCTTGGTTCAAAATACTTCCATGCCGCCCTCTCAGGCCGAAAATGTTCCGTATCCGGCTACATCGAGTGGCTTCGGTGCGGGAACTCCTCAAAAGCCTGCTCAAAAACCAGTTGGACAAGATCAAGGCACCAATGCAATGGACGTTCAATCCAGCGCTCCTGTAACCAATCCTGTTGGTGGACAAGCCACATCGGCTCAAAACATGGGAGTTACCTCTACCTTTGCTAAAGGCGGAAAGGTTCCAGCTCTTTTGTCGCCCGGAGAAGTTTATTTATCTCCCAGGGCTGTCGAGGCCGTTAGAAATGGCGCCGATCCAATGAAAGTTGGTGAGAAAATTGGTGGTAAGCCAAAAGTAGGTGGTGCTAAAAATTCCTATGCCAATGATACCGTTAAAAAGAATCTACAAGAAGGTGGCATAGTTGTGCCCCGCAGCGAGACTAAGAGTAAAAATCCAGAGAAGAATAGTGCCGATTTTGTAGATAATATTCTGGCCAAAAGAAGGGCTCGAAAATGAAAGGCCTAGATCTTAGAAAACTTAAAAAAGTTTCTTCAGACAATAATATGACGGTCTTTAAGCATGACATGGGTCATGAGATTAAGATTGCTCACAGTAAGTTATCCCCCAAAATGCGTGCAGAGCTTGATAAAATCCCATTGCATGGCCAAAAAGCTCAAAAGATGGCTAATGGCGGGGGGCCCAATCCTGAGCCGAATCCATCTCCCGAGCCGAATCCATCTCCCGATGGGGCTACAGATCAACCACAGACTCCTGCGGTTCCAGCAGAATATACTCCGGGCGTGTCTGATCCAGGCCCCGAGGCGACAACTGGCGTAAATCCAAACGCTGGACAACAGCCACAACCCCAACCTGAAACTGATGAAGATAAAACTTCATTTAGTGATAAGGATGATGAAGAACAACAACCGCCTGTTGCTCAAAAACAGGCCAAAGCCCAAGCGCCAAGCCCAACAAACATCGTTTCTAGTCCTCTAGACGCTAATACGATCGCAAATCAACTAAATGATCATTACAACGAGCTCAAGACTCTTGTTGGAAATGGAACCATAACGCCAAAGACCATGCATGATTTCTGGGCTAAAAATCCAGACGGATCGGATCGCGGAGTTCCAAGTAAGATTGGGATGTTTTTCAGCATGCTTGCCGCTGGCATGGGTTCAGGCCTTACTCATCAGCCGAACGTCATTATGCAAGCCATGCAAAAACAGATTGATAATGACATTGAAGCTCAAAAGGCAACCAAAGCAAATCAATTCAGTGCCTGGAATATGGCAAATCAGCATGTAACTGCTTTGTCTGAATTAAAACTGAGAGACCTTCAAGGTAAATATCAAGAGGCATTAACTAAAAATCAGCCAGTTGAAGCGCAAAAGATATTGTCTGAAATTGGCATAAATAACGCCAATGCCGATCTAGCCAAAATGAACTATGCAAAACAGGCCATGTTCATGAGCGTGCTCCAACAGGCCGGCGATCAAGTCAATAAACAGCCTCCGGGTCCAATGAAACAAAATATGGCGGCCGCTCATCAAATGCTTCAATCGGCGGCTGATTCTCATGCTGCAAATCAAAATGCATTAACTGGTCAGCAAATTGAGAACAATTGGAAAAATCAGAACATGGCTTTGGCTGGACTCGGAGCCGAAGGAAAAACATTAAGCGATTATCAATCGGAAAGACACCTTCCCGGAATTGGGGATGCGTCTGTGGCAATTCCTCAAAGTGTTCGCGATCAGGTTAATGCTCAAAATATTTTGGACGCTAAAGGAAAAGATCTTATGTCATTTATTCAAGGACATAAGGGACTTGATTTTAATCGATGGGATCCAAGCGACAGGGCCGTTGCTCAACAAAAAGTAGAAGAAATGAAGAACTTCTATAATGATTCAATCCACGGAGGAGCGCTTACACAGGGACGGCTTGGCTGGTATGACGAGCAATTTGCTAAAAATCCCCTTGATATTATTCCCCAAGTCATGGGCAGTACTGCCAAATTCCAAGAGATGATTAGAAGTAATGAGTCTAGACTTAATACAACCCTTGATGCTTATGGCGTTAAGCGTGGCGGCGGAAAAGCTCCTTCTCAGGCCGCACCACAGGGTGATGTATCAAAAAGTGGCAAGAAAATGGTTCAAAAGGACGGCAAGTGGTATTACCAGTAAGCGGTCAGGAGGTTCCTCCCGAGGATCTTCCAGAGTCCGCCAGTCAACCCGCTCAGCCTAATCTTTCAGGGCAAGAGGTTCCGCCTGAAGATCTACCTTCGGCTCCAGACCAGGGTTCTGGTTTACTTGATACCTGGAAAACTGGCGTTGAGGCCGTGAGGCGTGGTGTTTTGGGGCCACTCGCTGGCCTTGAGGAAAAATATTTACCAGATACAGCTGCGGCTGAGGAACAAAAGGCCGAAGCTCAAAGAGCGGAAGCGCACCCTTTCGTCGCTGGAGCCGGAGAACTTGCTGGATTAGTCGCAGGTCCAATTGGTGCTGGAATTTCAGCTGCTGGAACCGCAGCGGGAGCGGCGGCAAAGGCCGCAGAAGTAGGCAATTTCGCATCCTCTGTAATTAAGAACACTCTTGAAACAAGTCTTTTTCTTGGCGTAGACAAGGCGTCTCGAGCAATGCAAGAGGGGCTAGATCCACATGAGGCTGCTCCGTCTTCTTTGATGGCTGATGGGGCTGTTTCTCTGTTGGGGGGCGTTGGCGGTGCCGCAATGGAGCGGGTTGCTACTCCGGCTCTAAGGGCAATTGGTGAATCAAATATTGGCACTAAGCTGTCACAGTTTTTGAGTGACGCCGGAAGTCGCCTTAAATTTTGGAATGAAAACCCTAATGTAACTGAGTCTACCGCCGAGCAAATGGGCAATCTTTTGGCATCAAACGATGCGGCAAGAGATTACATGTATGGCTCTGGCCAAGGTAAGGCCTCAAACATTGCAAGACTTACTCAAGATGTAACTCAAGACCAGGTAGATCAGCACGTCAATGATGTGGCTAAAAAACTTTCATCATTATCCGGTGACTTGCAAAACAACTCAGGACTTCAGGACATTGTAAGAGAGTGGAAAGATTCAGTAACTCCAAAAATCGATCCAATTACTCTGCAACCGATTGGAAGGCCGCCGACTCCGGCTGATGTGTTTCAAGCTACGGATTCGATGAAAAGGCGCGTTGGAGATGAGTTAGCTGAGTTTCAAAAACGAGAAAGAGACTTAACTAATAAGAGGGCCGGCGCTCTTTATCATGATCTTGGCACTACTCTAGAAGATTCAGACGTATGGAATGACGCCGGAGACTTTCAAAAGAGGCTGAATGCATCTGTCTCTAATTTCATGCCAGCTAATAAGGACTTTTTAAGAAAGTTTTCTGAAAGCTTTTCTCCAACTCCTCTTGAGGATGAGGGAAATAAGGTTATCAAATCCGGTACTGTTGAGACTTATCTGAACCAGCAACAAAAGGGGAAGCTTGCCGGATCCGACAAGGCTCGCTTTGTTCAGCGCTGGGTGAACGGTTCAGAAAACATGCAGCAAGAAATCAATGCGCTTCACTCTGAATATGGACTTGAATCGCCCCTTTTCACGCCGCCAACCGAACTCATCAAAGACTCTTATGGTGAAAAGAGTGCTGGCGCTAAATTTGCGGATTCTCTTTACCAATTTGGTGTTCCTGGATTTGCTAACCGCGCGGCACATGGAGTTGCTGGAGCCGCTATTGGTGAGCAAGAGGGGTATAAGCAATATGGGATTCCTGGCGCAATTGGTGGCGGCGTTGCGGGTGCTTTAACTGGCGCTATTGTTCCTCACTTTGAGGAAGCCATTGGAAGAAAAGTTAAGCAATCAGTTCTGCCGTTTGTAGTCAAAGCGCTGAGTGGTAATGCACCCCATTCGGCTGGAAAAGTCCTGGGTTATGCAGAATCTGCTGCGAAGGGTGCTGGAAAGCTTTCTGATGGGATTAATTCTTTATTTAAGGCCGGCGGAGCGCGGGCCGTTGATGCAATCACATCCGATAAAGATAAAGAAAAAATTGATAAGTATTTAGAGAATGGGGAGTTGGACCGGCAATTTCAGTCTCAGATTCAACAACCTGCTCCGTCGCCCACTCCATCTCAAAAGTTCGCGCACGGCGGTGAAGTCATAAAGCCAGAGCCTGTTGCTATGCCCGATGAGCCTGTCCAGCCCGCTTTAAGGGGCTTTGAAAAGCTGGGGAAGGCTCTACCAGATCATGCGGCAATGCTTGCTGGTGCCAAGGTCAGGGTGGCTAATTATTTGAACTCCGTCCGGCCTCAAAAACCATTACCCAAGCTTGCATTTGACACTTCTCGAGAAAACACGGATCAACATCGCTCTTATCAAAAAGCTCTTGATCTTGCGATTCAGCCCCTTGGCATTCTCAATCACATTAAAGCAGGAACCCTTACGCCAGAAACTCTGAATCATTTCAAATCTCTTTGGCCCGAGATTCATGATCACATGTCTAAGAAACTTACTCAAAAAATCATGCAAGCCGGGGTGGATGAGGAAAAACCGAGTTATCGAGTGAGACAAGGATTGAGTATGTTCTTGGGTCAACCTCTTGATTCGACGATGACGCCACAGGCAATTCAATCCATTCAGGCGATCTATGCACCCAAGCCCGCGATGCCTCCGACTGGGGCTCCAAAAAGGCAAGCAAAAAATACTAGCAAAATGGGTAAGATTGCAGAGAATCATTACACACAAGATCAGGCGGCGGCCCAGAGGCAGGCCGCATGGGATTAGCACCGAACTAGACAGTATTGAACACTAGGGCCATGAGCCTGAACCGATAAGGGGTTAAAATGAGTGAAAGGCCTTTAATCAAACAGTACGGCTCGATTGTGAACGGAAATATGTCCGGAAACATCGTGGGCCTTCCAAGTATTATCTTAAGAATTCCAATGTTTAGTTATGCCTTCACTTGGTCCGGCACATCTCCTGTTGGCACAGTTTCCATTCAAGTTTCAAATGATTACGCGGAAAACGCGGTAGGCGGCGTTTTGAATGCTGGAATATGGAACACTATCCCAGTAGTCTATAACGGGAGCTCGGTGACGGCTGTTCCATTATCTGGAAACACGGGGAACGGATTTATTGATGTGGATTCTCTTGGTGGCTATGCGGTCCGACCGATCTACACTTTCACATCTGGAACCGGGACTTTGCAGGCGCTTCTAGAGGCGAAGGTAACCTAAATGCCAAACTTTTTTGCATCATATCCGGGCGTAATTGGCGGTTCAAATGCGAGCGTTGGCCCTAATGGGAGTCCAATTCCAGCGGATGCCACACTCGTTGCGGGTGAAAATCCAAGCGGAAATCTTCAGCCTCTGCAGACGGATGCCTCTGGTGCCCTACTGGTTGATACGTCGGGCGGTAGTGCGCCGGTCAATCTCAATGGCAGCTTTTCTCAGGGCTCAATTTCTTCTGCCACCACCATCACTAAGCCCGCCAATGCGGTTGGCTTCTTGCTTGAGGCCGATTCTTCAAATACTGATTTCATGCGCTGGTGTGATTCGAATTCTACGGCTAGCGCGACAAACGGGATGAAGATGGAACCAGGTAGAGACACCGGATTCATGCCGATGAGCCATAATCTTTCGATTTGTCCAAATAGTGGGACTCAAATGTATACGATTCAATGGGTGCTTAGCTCATGAAGAAATGGCTTGGTTTACTTCTTCTTTTGACTGCGATAGCGCAGGCGGGGCTTCCCCCGACTACGTCTAAGCTGTCTACTGACACCAATAATGTCACGACCTTTTTCTACGACTTCCCGAACTTCACCGGAACGCATAGCGGAGTCACTGTCTCCCTGGGTGTTGACTCTGTTGCTGGTGGTGGCACTGGGCTTGCGAATCTTGGTTCAAACTGCGTAGTAGTTGGCGAATCTACTGCCAATGTGCACTTGGTCTGTCCGGTCGCATCTGGCGATGTGCTCACAGATAATGGCCCTGGCGTTGATCCGAGCTTCAAAGCAAATCCAGGAACCGGAGCGATTACTCAGCTAACTGGCGCGGTAATGGCAATTGGGCCCGGCTCAACTACTGCGACTCTTTCCAACACTGGCGTAACGGCTGGCACATATCTTTCCCCTCTTCTGACGGTCGGTGCTGATGGCCGGATTACTTCGATTTCGAGTAACGGCATTACTTGGTATGCAGAAAGCCCTGTAACGGGCGTTTCTAATGGTTCGAATGTTACGTTTACCACAAGCCATACTCCAGTTTCTCAAAGCGCTTTGATTGTTTCTATCGATGGGCTTCAGGTCGCTTCTAATAATGCTGTTTATGGCTGGAGCTTGTCGGGAACAACTGTAACTTTCAATACGGCCCCGGCTGAGGGTCAGCTTGTCTATTTCGTTTATCCTGTTGGAACCACCGCTGCATCCATTGTTAGCTCCGTGACTGCAACCACTCCGATTTTAAGCTCAGGTGGCTCAACTCCAAACATCAGCATTATCCAAGCTGGAGCGACCACCAGTGGTTATCTATCTTCTACCGATTGGAACACATTCAACAGTAAAGCAGCATCAGGTAATTACATTACCCAGTTGACCGGAGATGGATCGGCAATCGGGCCTGGAAATACGACCTTAACTTTATCTACCGTGAATTCAAATGTGGGTTCATTTGGATCTGCGAGCATGAGCCCTACGTTCACTGTGAATGGCAAGGGGTTGATTACAGCTGCATCACAATCGAGTATCGCGGCTCCGGCAAGTGGAATAACCGGCGTCGTGAATGTGATTAACGGAGGCACAGGAGCTACCACATCGACGGGATCGGGTTCCGTTGTCTTGTCCAATAGTCCTTCTCTCATTAGTCCAAGTCTTGATACTCCGACTTCATTAACTCTGACCAATGCAACGGGCCTTGGTCTCACCACGGGCGTTACTGGCATTCTTCCGGTTGCCAACGGCGGAACGAATGGTTCTACTGTTTCTGGTGCGAGGACTCAATTGGGGATCGATGCCGGTGCATCGCTTGTTACATCTGGGACCACGTATACGACTCCTTCAAATATTACTTCCAGTACCACATTTGAGTTTATTCTTGTGGGGGGCGGTGGTGGTGGTGGTGGTGGAACAGCTGCACGCGGTTATAGCTGCGGCGGCGGATCAGCTGGTTATGGTGTTGTTTGGTTGACCGGTCTTTCGCCTTCAACAGGATATACTATGGCCATCGGTTCGGGCGGAACCACTGCAAGCGCTGCAGCCGGCGGTGCTGGAGGTAATACTTCGATTACCATTGGATCAACCACATATACGGCATCAGGTGGTAGTGGTGGTTGTGTTGGGCCTCAAACAAATGGAACCAACGGCGGAGCAGGCGGAAGCACTACAAATCTTACATTGAGCATTGTTGGTCAAAATGGTGGTCCCACACCTCCCGCTGTTGGATCTGCTCTGGCTCCTGGCGGAGGAAGCAACCCTATGGGATTTGGGGGGGCTCCTGTTGCCGATCCATCCACTGGTTCTAATAATGGTAACAATGCGACTGGATACGGCGGCGGCGGAAGCGGCGGATCGGGCGCGCCCACATCGCCTGCAGCATGGACGGGCGGTACGGGCGGCCAAGGCGCGATACTGGTTAAATACTGGAATTAAGTTATGAATGATACATACGCAAAGATTCAATCGGGTGTGGTTGTGAATACCCAAGTTATCAATCCAGCGGTTGATTATATGGACCAGGCTTTTACGTGGGTTGATATTGCCGGTCTTTTATGTGCGGATGGAAGCGTGATTCAAATTGGATGTACCTATGATGGGACGAACTTTTATGCGGCGTCTTAGCCTCTTTGCACTTTTACTTCTGACTTATCTGACCGCCTATGCAGGCTGGATTCAGAATGAAGACGTTAAGTCCTCGGATGAAGTGATTTCAGATGGGGGCACCACAAGCCAAATTCTGAATACGTCCAAGATGTGGGACAACATCAATGGCGTCCTTCTCAACACTGATATCACCAATTTCTGGCCATCTCAGACTGGCAATTCGGGTAAGTTTCTCACGACGAATGGGACCACCGCATCTTGGGCGACGACTGGCTCTGGCAACGCAATTACGCAATTGACCGGGGACGTGACAGCTATTGGGCCTGGTTCGACAACGGCCACGCTTGCCACAGTAAATAGCAACGTAGGTTCGTTTGGATCACAAAGTCAGATTTCTACTTTTACTGTAAACGGCAAGGGCTTAGTGACTGCGGCTGGTAATACGACTATCACCGCACCGGCTGGATCTTTGACTGGAACGACGCTTGCTTCCAATGTGGTGAGTTCTTCACTTACATCGATCGGAACCATTTCGAGCGGCACATGGAACGGTTCTGTAATTGGGCCTGTATATGGTGGAAGCGGGCTTAACTCTAACGTTGCCTATGAGTTATTTGCGGGTGGAACCGTTGCTAACGGTAACTTTCAACAAATTTCAGGCGTTGGAACATCAGGACAAGTTCTTACCTCGAATGGAGCGGGTGCGCTTCCTACTTGGCAAGCATCGGGTAGCGGTAGTGCTATTACACAACTTACTGGTGACGTAACCGCAATTGGACCGGGTTCAACCACAGCCACGCTCGCAACAGTGAACTCGAACACTGGCTCTTGGGGCTCTCAAAGCATGATTCCGACCTTTACCGTGAATGGTAAGGGCTTGGTGACTGCGGCTGGTAATACGACGATTACTGCACCGGCTGGCTCTTTGACTGGTTCTACTCTCGCTTCAAACGTGACTGGTTCATCTTTAACTTCCGTAGGAACAATCTCAAGCGGGACATGGAATGGCTCTGACATTACGGTTCCGTATGGTGGAACGGGACTGCTTGCTTTAACGGCAAATTCCTTGTTGGCCGGCGGAACTACTAGCACATCGAGTGTTCAGCAAATCGCGGCGGGCACAACCGTTGGACAAGTGCTCACCTATCAGGGATCAAGCGCACTCCCAACGTGGCAATCAATCTCTGCAATTGGGATTTCAACGGATTGGGCACAGTGTACGCCAGGCTTTACCGCACTCACCACCTCTAGCACGAACTTTTGGTCGCGCAGGGTTGGTGACTCTCTCGAAATGATGGGAACATTTACGCCATCAGCATCAACTTCTTCCACCGCACAGATGCAGACTTGTTTTGGCGGCGTGAGCGGCACGCTCACGATTGACTCAACTAAACTTTCATCGTCGTCTTATATTCTTGTCGGACACGCAGTTCAGGGCACGTCTTCAAGCACTTATTTCAGCACCGAGATAATTGCAGAGGGCGGAAATAATTATCTTAATTTCAGCACGCAGACTTCGTCGGCTAACGGACTAACCGCAAGCACTGGTAACGTGGTCAATAACGGTGTGGCGATTTCTTTCTTCGCTCGTGTCCCAATCGTCGGCTGGTCATCGAACACAATCGGAGGAAGTCAGGGCGCGGTTTATGCGCATTACTACATGTCAAGCAGCGGATCGCCTGGCGCGAACACGCAAATCAATTTTGACACAAAAATTGATGACTCTGGCTGTTTGGGCGGGACTTGTATCGTCACCACAGGTGCAGGCGCATGGAAGGCAACGGCACCTGTAACTGGAGTTTATAACGGACTATTTTTAATGAACTATTCCAGCGGAACGGCTGGAAATCTTAACTTGTACAAAAACGGATCGCTTTATTCCTACGTCGGCGAGTACAATTCGGGCGTTTCTTTCGTTCCAATGCCGTTTTCGATTACACTGAACGCCGGAGATTACATTGACATTCGACCGAGCACGTCCGCGTCTTTTAACGGCGGACCGTCTCCGTATCAAGCTTACATTGCTCTGACGCTCGCAAGCGGAAACGGTGCAGCTGCACAGCCACGCTGCCAATCCACATACGATTCTGGCAATGGCTACGGATCGACAAACACTAAAGTTCGGCGCTGGACTAATTCTCGTGTTGCGTCTGGCAGTTGTTACACCTACGCGGACTCAGCAACTCTTGGAGGATCGTGGACAATTAATACGCAGGGTATTTATTCCATTACCTATAGCGACACTGACTCTGGCGCTGGCGGATCTCAGATCGCGATTGTAGTGAACGGAACCGTTCCAACCACTGCTGTCCCAATTACATACGCACAAGGTCAACGTCAAGTAACTACAACGGGGTCAGCCTCTGGCGGATATACCGGCTCTGTTACTTGGACAGGACTACTGAACGTTAGTGATGTTGTCTGGGCTCAAACAGATGGTGGCGCAAATTCCACGTCATCGACGTCAATGATTACGATCACACAGGTGAGCAATTAAAATGAATAATGCAATCAAAGAACAAAAAAACCAAACGGAAATACGCGGAAGAATCGTACAGCTCGAATCCGTTATGAAGGAACTTCCGGAAGACCAAAAGCTTCACATCGAGCCGAAACATTACTTCGCGCCAGGAATTTATATGCGTGAAATGACGATGCCAAAAGGATCAATTGTCGTCGGGAAAATTCACAAGACTGAACATTTGTGGATGCCGATGGAAATGGTTCCTTTTGGTGCGCAGGATATTAACGAGGCTTGATCATGGACGATCAAAAACAAATAGGCATCTTGATTGAGCAGGGCCGATGGATGGCAAAAGAAATCGGCGAGTTAAAGAGCGATGTTAAGCAGTTGCTATCTTGGCGCTGGAAAATTTACGGGGCCAACGTGGTTATTTCTGCAATTGTCGGCGGAAGCTTTGCGGTATTGATAGAGATTATTAGGCGCTAGATGTATTGGCATCTTATAATGGATCATAGGAGATAAAAATGAGTTTACCAGTTAATAGCCATCAAACGCCTGATAACTCAATCCTAGATTTGAACGGTAGACAGGCCTATCTTGGAAACTGCTTCATCTCCGGAACACAGCTTGGATCGATTGGGTCCACATCCGAGACTCCATACTTTTTAATTTCAAATCCTGCCTCGAGTGGGAAAAGCATTTTTATTTACATAAAGAAAATGTCGGTCGCGACCAATACGGCCGCGTATGCTACGTTTCGGTTTTATCAAAATCCAACCGTTACGGCCAATGGCTCAGCCCTTGGGATTAACAATTTGCGCATGAATTCAGCAGCAATCTCAAGCGTCGTAAAGGCGTATCAGGCGCCCTCTGTGTCCTCGAGCGGGACGTTCTTGGCAGACCTTGCGGCAGCAAATGCAAGCAGCACACAGGTTTCGACTGTTGTTCAGGTGATTGATCCTGGTAATGCCATGATGATCAGCGTAACTGAATCAACCGGAACAGTGCCGGTTGCGATTGAAATATGCTGGTATGAGTTGACTTACGGAAGTCAGCTTTAAGATTTGAAGCGTAAGAAGCGCAAGATTTGACACTCAGATAAATTACATAGAAACTATTAATGAGGTTACCGCCTCATTTCTCTCAACTGTCGCCTGGGGCATCGTCACGGATGATGGTGCTCCAGGATTTACGTATAATCCCGTAGCAATGGTATGGGCCGGTAATCCGTTTACCCTCTCAGACGAGCCTTTCGGCGACGCCCGGGGCACCCATGCCTTGTTTTCTTCTAGACCGGGCTCCCATCCGGCGTCTACAAAGGCCTTCGCTGTTTCCAGCCATCCTTTCGCATAACAAGCAGGTTCTCTCCTTCATGCAGTGAGCCTGCGTACCTCCCCGTGCTGCATGCACCTAGAAGAAACTTACATTTGCCTCTCACGCATCAGTATTGCGTACAAACCTTCGCGTATATTTCCATATCGGACACGTTCCGAAGCTCGTAGAAAGTCCCGATGAATTGGACATCCTTTGCTCTGATGCCACGCATCTGTTCCATGCGATTGACGAAATAGTAGGGCTGCCCATCGAGTTCCCACTCCCCGCCTTTACGAACGACCGCCTTGGCGTCCTTCGCCAGAGTCTCCATGTAGTGAATGAACTCAGTCTGCCTTCCGGCAACAATGAGGATCGGGCGATGGTCTACCCAATCACCTTGGTAAAGTCGCTTAAACTCTTTTTCTTCCATGAAACCCTTCCTATCACAGTTCGGGGACGGTTGCCCGCTGCGCATACGTCACTGAACATCACTCATTTGCGGGTGATCGTTAAAGGCACGATGAACCTCGCTGACTTGCTCCGCGTAAAGCTTCGGCATGTCCAAAGCGGCACCGACATCGAGAATGAAATAGGCACTCTCGGGTTTGTCGCCGTGAGTTTCTGCGGTGTCTAGAAGCTTCCCGCGCGTGAGATACTTCTCAAGGCACTCACGAGTCCAGCCATCGCCCTTGTAAAACCGCAGCGCCAAATTGCTTGAACTGACTCTTTTCTTCATAATTCCTTCATGCTCTCGGTGCAGTGATGACTTCCGTATCTCGTAAAACTCATCGCAGTTACCACTGTGCCGATACACAACTTGTGATGCTGCTTCTATCGCTTCGTTATGAATCTCTCTCAAGACCGTCTCCATGAAATCAATTTGAGACTCGGTCGGACATGAAGATTCGCAAATTAACGATGCAGCCCTTTTCGCTTCTTTTCTAAGGTTCATTTTTTACTCCGTTATTTAGATGGCCGAATTCGCCTTCATCACGACTGCGTTCTTGAACATCTTGTGAATTGATTCGAGCGCGTCCTTGTCTTTGTAGATGTCGAAGAAATACATTCCTTGTTCGAGCGCGAAGGAACCGTGCGCGGCAGAGTTTCCTTCCTGAACTACGTTGAACAGCTCCATTGCGATTTTCGCGCAGACCTGAACCATCCACTCATCTCCGCGATGAAGAACAGCGTTCAGGGCAATTGCGGCTTGCTGGAAGTCGTCTTTCTCGCCTTCGACGGTGAAGTATTTTTCGTTTGCGACCTGAAACACCTCCCAGAAATCCTCGGAGGCATTGTCCATGGCCTGAATCTGTTTGATGATTCTCTTCGTTTCTAAACTCGTACTCACTTAATGCCTCGAATCTGTAGTGTCTTGATCAACATTTACCTTGTTGGCAGCAGTAAATTCATAAACCGCCGGAACTGATGCCTTCCGCTTTCGTCTTTCGGTCTGTCCCCATGGATGCCTTTTTCTGCGAAGATATCCCCGGACCACTTCGGCGTTGCATGCCTTGCAGCGCGACTGAAGTCCGCTCAGCTTACGGTAGAAAAATTCAGTCGTTGCCGGAAGGATTTTGAAACAGTTGGAGCATGACTTCATGACGGATCCTCGTTTTCCAATTCGGAAACGAACGAATCATAAAGTGCTCCGAGTTGTTTGCGTTTCAACAGGTGTTTGATTTCGACGCCTTGGAATTGAACCGAAGTAATATCAAGTTGCGCCGGATAGTCAGGCGATCCGGGGCCATCCATTGTTTGTGGATCCCCCTTCTCGGCTGGCGTAAAGTCCGCGAAAACATCAAACTCAAGTTCCAAACTCAAACACTTGCCAATATTTTTAGTCATTTTCTTCTCCTTGCTTACTGCGTTATCCGTTGCATTCACCGAATAAGTGTCGCGCCTTCCATGGCGCTGACTCATGCTCAATTGTTTCTTCCAGGTCAGCCGGAGCCGGAGCCGTCGCCGTAGCCGTAGCCGGAGCCGGAGCCGGAGCCGGAGCCGGAGCCGTAGCCGTCGCCGTCGCCGTAGCCGTCGCCGTAGCCGTAGCCGTCGCCGTCGCCTTTTCCTTCGTTAGCAATCATGATTTTTCCCCTTCCCAGCCGAGCACAGAAATCAGCTTGTTTCCCCACTCGCGCGAAACGATGTCTCTGATATCGAAAGCGGTCATCGGAGACTCGTCGCGTCCCGCTTGAGCGAGTGCGGCTCGGCATCCCGTCAAGCAAGCCCCCGTGATGAGCCGAAACTCGTTCAGAGTGAACTTGTGTTTTTTATTATCCTTCACAGATTCGACGAGTGATTGCATGGACGGACGCCGTTCTGGATCTTTCCAAAGGGCCGATCCAATTGCATCAGCAAGAGAAAATCCATGCGCACAAAAATGGCTTCCGGCTATTGTGGCGAAGAATTTCTTTGTACCGTCTGATGTTTTATATATTTCGACCACGTGTCCTTCTGAAGTTACTCTGACTCGAATTTGGCCGACAATTGTCTCCTCAAGTCCATCTCTATAGAACTTGCGGGTTTTCATAGGTTTTTCCATGTTCTTCCAGTTCTGATCTTAGAAATGGCCGATTTTTTAACGCCAAATTCTTTTGCGAGATGTGTGTTTATCCCGAAATAAGATGGCCGTGATCTAATGTCTAAAACCTCTCGAACAGTAAGCTTTACATTTGGATGTGATTCACCGCGCGTGGGAGACAATCGTCCTTTTCGTATGCAATCCAATTTATTATCTAGTTTTGTACCAAGGAAAAGATGTTCTGGATTTACGCAAGAAGGATTGTCACATTTGTGACAAACACACAGTTCTTGAAAAAGTGTTCCATTTTTGAACGCATATGCGCAACGATGGGCTTTTTCCATTTTCCCATAATTCTTAAATTGCCCATAGCCTCTATTGCACTTATAAGCAGTCCAAACCCAACAACGAGTTTTTAAAATCAGCGGTCCACTCTTATCTACTTTTGCCCAAAATCTTTCTTCGGCTGTTTTCATGGCCTAGCCTTCAGTTTTTCCATTCTTGAACGGATTTATAGGCTTCGTCTGTCATACCGGCGATCTCAAGACCGTTCGGATTGGTAATCGTGACGAATGGAAGTTTCGCTCCGATTGAGTGTCCGCCGTTCGGCTTAAGTCCATTCGCGGCTACATCGCTGACAGAGCCGGACTTGTCACGGGTGTAGAATCTCCACAGACGGTATGCGCCGCTCAAAGTGACTGTATACGCGGCAGGGTCAAACGCCTCCACGATACCGGCATGAACGCCCGCCACATTTGCGCGGACGATTACGGGTTTTCCGATGATTCCATTTTTCTTTGCTTTCATTTTCCTTCTCCTCTAATTCACCTATGCATCAGCGCATATGGTGTGAAATTTATTCAGTTTTCGTCGATGCCCCAGCAGCAGCCGTGTCTTGCATAAACTTCCAAATCTGTTCAGATGTTCCGCACCAGCCGCAAGTACCGCAGAATATAGGTCCGTCCATCGTTCCGTCCATGTTTCCCTCGGTCTTGCAGCCTGGGCATATCGGTTTAACCTTCATAGACACGGCCTCCTTCTTTGGGGAAGTTTTTGAGTAACGAATTCAGCACCTCTTGCGTCTCTTTTTTGTCTCGCTCCGTTTTATCGAGAAGTCCGATTGGATAAGTTACGAGATAACCAAGCACTGCTTTGAATAATTGTTTCATAAATATTCCAAATAAAACTAGGCACGGGTTGTTCAACACTAGCAATGTTTAGTTTCCCGTGCCCTTCCCCACGACGAGGAAAATCAAAACGGAACGTCTGTTTCAAACTTTGCAATAATTGGCTCGGCGGCTTGAACCATGGCTTTAGCCCAGTTGGGCGGTTCTTTTAATCCGCGTTTTTTCCAAGACTCCTCAAGCTCAAGAATATAATCCCTAAGTGCTACGGGATCGGCCATATGGACGTATTGACCAGCAAGTTTTCCATAAGGAATCTTCACCCCTTCGAGTTGATATCCATCGCCTGGATCTGGTTGCTCAGGCATAACCGCGCCCTTGGGTTGCATGGGTGAATCGACGACTCGCTGACCCTCATCAAAATCTGGCTCAAACTGTGTACCATAGCCGCAAAGAGCAAGTGCACGTCCGATGGCTCCAGTTTCTGCTTTTTCTCTAAAGCCCGCTGGAAAGTCTTTAAGAGACTCCTCTTTATGAGACGTGGCCATAATCTGACCATTCGGTGTATAAATCGTCGCCTTAGCAAGCGCTGACTGATCATTCTGATAAACGAATTCAGTTGTAATAGACCAATCGGGATGTTCCTCGCGAAACCAGACAACGCGATAACACACGTCGAGGTAATCTTTGCCTTTAAGATTCCTTAAGGGGAGTTCGGTGCCAGACTTGAGTTTGATTGTTTTCATAACATATCCTCAGGGATCATTTCTGAAGTTACTGGCCTGTCTTGTTCAAGTAGGACTTGCCTACGGTTCTTTGTGATTAAATAAGCAATCCGATCTGTGAAGGTCTCCCAGCACAGGTTTTCTAGTTTTTCGATATCGTCTTTATTTACAGGCTCAATTTCAATCGCTCGGAGTGCATAAGCTAAGTCATAAAGGGCGTTATGCGCTTCAGGATCGGTTGCAAGGGCATTTGCAAGGGCTTGCGGGGATATCATATACTCATCCTCCAAAATCGACTGGCGGGGCGCCACAGCAGTTAGAACCGCATTCTTCACAGAACTCAGCATGTTCTTTACAGTCCTGGCATATATCGCAATCGGGTTCATAGACTGTGCATTTATGTTCTTCTGGTTCTTGCTTGGGTTCGGCCAATGCATCGAATTGAAAAGGCATAACTACTCCTTTTGATGGCCCCCAGAGTTTCCCCCGGGGGCACCCAGAGCGATGATATCCGGCAAGAAAACATCGCCCTAAACTTGTATTGTGTATTATTTGCCGGATACAGACTCAGAATACTAAATAAGCGTCAAAAAATCCACTACAAAATAACATTGCAATCATGCAAAAGTTTTAATAGCTTGGCCGCTTCACACGGAATCCCAGCGCCCCGGGTTGCTTCAACGGCTCGGGGCATCTTTTGAAGAAGAGGGGTTCGCATTGGCTGGGGGGTTAATGTTTATTACAGTTCTTGGATGGGATAAGATCAATCCACGCAAAGACGTGGACAATCCGAGTTGGTTTAAATTCAAACACAAGTTTTTTGATGATTGTGATTTCTACGATTTTTCCGCCCAAGAAAAAGTGTGCTGGATTTACTTTCTTTGCGAGGCCAGCAAGAAAAATGATCACGGGAAATTCAGACTTTCGTTACCGCACGCACAAAATATTGGAGGCATTGAAAGAGAGATCGTTCACCAGACCATAAAGAAACTTAAGAAGTTACGCCTAGTTGAAACTAGGACGTTACGCGGACGGTACGCCGACGTTACGGACGCGGGCGCTAGAGAAGAGAAGATTAGAGAAGAGAAGATTAGAGAAGAAGAGATTAGAGTAGATAAGAGGGAAATTGAGAAAGCTTTCGCTGATATTGGGATGGAAGAAACGGATGCATATTACGATTCTTTG